GGCATCAGAGGTGGTTCTGCTACAGTCCACTTTCCTATCTGGCATCAAGAAATAAGTGATATCCTAGTATTAAAAAATAACAAAGGAACAGAAGATAATCGTGTTCGTAAGTTAGACTATAGTATCCAAATCAGCAAAATCTTCTATGAGCGATTCATCCAAAACGGAGAAATTACACTCTTCTCTCCACACGACGTTCCTGGTCTGTATGATGCTTTTGGCACTGATAGATTTGACGACCTTTATGTGGATTATGAACGAGATGCATCTGTTCCAAGAAAAACTATTGGTGCTCAAGAACTCTTTTTGGACCTCCTAAAAGAACGCGCTGAGACTGGTCGTATTTACATTATGAATATTGACCATTGCAATTCTCACTCATCTTTTATGGATAAAGTTGAGATGAGCAATCTATGTCAGGAAATTACTCTTCCAACAAAACCTATTCAACATATTGATGACCCTGATGGTGAAATTGCTCTTTGCATACTTTCTGCTATTAATATTGGCAAAATTAAGAGTAATGAGGATCTTGAAGTTCTTTGTGATCTTGCTGTTCGCAGTTTGGATGAACTCATTGATTTTCAAGGATATCCCGTCAGAGCAGCAGAAATTGCCACCAGAGCACGTCGTTCACTTGGAGTAGGTTATATTGGTCTTGCCCACTATCTTGCCAAGCATGGGGAACACTACGATGACCCAGGCGCCTGGAAACTAGTTCATGACCTGACTGAGGCATTCCAGTATTATCTCATTCGGGCAACTGTCAATCTTGCTAAAGAAAAGGGTGCGTGTGAATATTCACATCGAACCAAGTATGGACAAGGTATTCTTCCTATAGATACTTATAAGAAGGATGTAGACGAAATTGTACCCAATGAACTTAAATATGATTGGGAGAGTCTCAGACAGCAAGTACTCCAATATGGGGTACGGAACTCAACATTGTCTGCACAGATGCCATCGGAGAGCAGTTCCGTTGTGTCAAATGCAACAAACGGAATCGAACCACCTCGTGGATACTTGTCCGTTAAGAAATCAAAGAAAGGTCCACTTAAGCAAATTGTTCCCCAGTATCAAACACTTAAGAACAATTACACGCTTCTTTGGGATATGTCTAGCAATCTTGGTTATATTCATATTGTTGCAGTTATGCAAAAATTCTTCGATCAAGCGATTTCTGGAAACTGGTCCTATAATCCAGAAAATTATCCAAATAATGAAGTTCCTGTTAGCGTAATGGCACAGGATCTGTTGACTACATATAAGTATGGTTGGAAAACCAGTTACTACCAAAATACTTATGATATTAAGACAGATGAAATGGTAGAATCCAAATCATCTGTTGATGATTTAATCAACGACATTTTGAATTCGGGAGAAGAAGATTGTGAGTCTTGTAAGATTTAAAACAAATAGCACGGAGAAAAAAGTGGTCAATCAAATGACCGTTTTCAACTCCCAAGAAGTGGATACCAAAAAACAACCTATGTTTTTCGGACAACCACTGGGGATTCAAAGATATGATTCTTACAAGTATCCAATTTTCGATAAACTTACAACTCAACAACTCGGATACTTTTGGAGACCTGAAGAAGTCTCTTTACAAAAAGATCGTGGAGATTATCAGTCTCTTCGTCCTGAACAAAAGCATATTTTTACCAGTAACCTAAAATATCAAGTTATGCTTGATAGCGTCCAAGGTCGTGGACCTGGAATGGCATTTGCTCCCTACTGTTCGCTTCCTGAATTGGAAGCATGTATGAAAGTATGGGAGTTTATGGAGATGATTCACTCACGCTCCTATACCTATATCATCAAGAACGTATATTCCGATCCTTCGGATGTATTTGATACGATTCTTAGAGATGATCGTATTATGGAACGTGCTGTGAGTGTAACTGAAGCATATAACGATTTTATCAATAGTGCTCAACATTATGGGACTTCTGAACTTTGGAAACATGCCCAAGAATCAGTCCCTTACGCACAGGTAGAAAGATATGAACTCAAACGAAAGTTATTCAGAGCAGTTGCAAACGTTAATATTCTTGAAGGTATTCGCTTTTATGTCAGCTTCGCTTGTAGCTTTGCTTTTGGCGAACTCAAACTTATGGAAGGAAGTGCAAAGATCATTGGATTGATTTCTCGTGATGAAAATCAACATTTGGTCATCACTCAGAATATCCTGAATAAGTGGAAGGAAGGTGATGATCCTGAGATGCAAAGAATTGCTAAAGAAGAGGAGCAATGGGTTTACAAAACTTTTGAAAACGCTGTGAATCAAGAAAAACTTTGGGCAGAATATCTGTTCAAAAATGGTTCTATGATTGGTTTGAATGATAAACTTCTTCAGCAATATGTTGAATGGATTGCAAATCGTCGTATGAAAGCGATTGGTCTTCGCCCTCTTTATGATATTCCTGCTAAGAACAATCCACTTCCTTGGACTGAGCACTGGATTAGTTCCAAAGGTCTTCAAGTGGCACCCCAAGAAACGGAAGTTGAGAGTTATATTATTGGTGGTATCAAGCAGGATGTTACGAAAGATTCCTTCGCAGGATTCCAACTTTAATATAGAGGGTCTTCGGATCCTCTTTTTTTATAAATATCTGTATATAAAAAAGAAATCGCCAAAATGGAAAGAATTACATCTAATCAGGTAGTTGATTTGATGGAGGCATATAATGCAGTCCATGCACCACAAATTAATGAAGAGCAAGTTTGGGAAGAAGTTGAGACCTGGGTAAATTCCTTGGTAGAAGAAGGTTATGACCTGAGTGAATTTACTTGGGAAGAAATGTATGAAGAATATATTACTGAAATTGGTGTAAATTTTGGTGGACAAAAGGCAGTTGATGCTGTAAAAACAAGATCTGCACAACAGCAACAATCTGCAGCAAAATTAGATGCTCAAAGAGCACAACGATTTGGTGCTGGTTCATATAAAACTGCAGGTCCTGCACCTACAGCAGCAAAACCAGCAGTTGCAGGGAATGTAAATACCACTAAAGGACAAAGATACAAGTCATCTTCTGATGGGAAGATGTATAAAAATTATAATGATGCAAAAGCTGCAAATAATTCAAGATTAGCAGTACAGAAAGGTTTTGATAACACCTATAGAGCAGGTGGGGGTAATGCTGCTGTTGCTCAAGGAAAGAATCCTTTATCAGTAATGGCACAAGGTTCTACCAATCTTCAGAGACAACAGAGACCCGCTACTCCTGCTCCAGGTGGTGCTTCTAGACCTGCTACTCCTGCTGGTGCCAAACCTGCTACTCCTGCTCCTGCTGGGGCACAGAGACCTATTCCATCGGGAACAACAGTTCCAGTAAGACCTGCAACTCCTGCTCCTGCTGGTGCCAAACCCGCAACACCTCCTGCCCGTAATGGTTTTGGTGCTCCTACTGCACCAATGGCTGCTCAATCAAGTGTTTCTTCAGCAACTGCACCTGCTCCATCTGCTAGACCAAGTATTGCAAGTGATATTGAAAGTATTCGCCAAATGAGAAAAGCATCTCAACAACGTATTATGTCACAAGGTGGAACTCCAGCAACTCCATTGGTTCAAAGTTTTGATCCATTCGATGTTGTGTTGGGACACCTGATTGATGAAGGGTATGCTGATACCGAACAGGCAGCACTTCAAATCATGGCAAATATGAGTGAAGAGTGGAGAGAGAGTATTGTTGAAAATAGGGGAATGTCTCATAGTGGAGGAAAACCTGGAGCTTCTGGTGACGGTAGTAAACCAAAAGGTATTACAGGTGGAAAAACATATCAAATGCCAGGATGGAATGACGGAGATGATAAAAAGGCAAAGGTAAAGGGCGCTTGAAACCACTTTTCAAACTAATACTGGGAGAGGGAAACCTCTCCTTTTTTTATAAATAACTTCATACAGAAAAGAAGTTTTATTAAAATGTCTAATCTATCTACAGAAGTTTTCGGAGATATGAATTATCTCTATGAGCACATCGCAAATAGAGACTCTCAACAACTAAATGAAAACTCTGAACACTATGATGAAGAATTTGCAAATATTGTAGAAGATATTTTCTACAATATTTCATACTCAATGGCATCAGAAGGTTATTCTGCCAATGGAATTCTTGATTTCTTATCAAAAGCACCTGAAGAAGACATTTTAGAAAAGTATTTTGATTGTACAATTTCTGAAGGATTGGTATCAGAAGAATATATTCTTGAGCAACTTCAAATCATTGATGAAGGTATTGGATCCCTATTTAAAGTTCTTGGTAAAGGAATTGGAATGGGTGCTAAGGCACTTGCAAAAGGTACAGGAACCGCTCTTAAAGGAACTGGAAGAACTCTCTCAGTTGCAACTCAAAGGGCAATGGGTCCAGGAGCAAGAAAGGCAGTTAAAGGCGCAGTTACTAAAGTAAAAGATATTGCTAAAGGTGCTAAGACAGCATTGACAAGTCCAACTGCTAAGAAAATTGGTTTAGGCGCTCTAGGTTTAGGTGCTGCTACTGGAGCGGGATATGCTGGCGCTAAATTGGCAGGTGCTGGCAGTGGACAAGGAGATTCTCCAACAGCTGCTAAACCAACAGATGCGTCTAATGCTGATTTTATGAAAGGTAGTGCTCTTGCCAAACTTGGTGGTAGAGAAGGTAGAATTAAGGATGGTGAATTTAGAACCATGGATTGGTCGAAACAATCTAAAGATAGATATAATAAGGCAAAGGGAGCAACGACACCTCCACCAGCACCAAAACTTCCTGCTCCCGCTGGTAGTGGTGGCGGTAGCGGTTCTGGTGGAGGAGGAAAACCAGCAAAATCAGCAGCACCTGCAAAACCAGCACCTGCAAAACTTGGAAGTACTTCATTCGAAAGAAGAACTCCAAATAGAGCAGAATTTAAAGCTGCTCAAGAATATAGACAACAGAATCCTAATGCTAAACCAGAGGATATTTTAAAAGCGGCTCAGGAAGCAGGTAAGAGACAAAAATCAGTAGATGCTGATGTTGCAAAATTCAACAAACCAGAAGAACTGAACAAACCAGCACCAGCAGGTTCTGCCCTTGCTGGTGAACAAGAAAGAAGAAAGGCCCAAGCAGCAGCAACACAAAAAGAATCATACGATTTAGTTCTTGAGTACTTATTTGATTATGGACATGCTGATACTATTGAAGAAGCTGAATATCTCATGACCGAACTTGATGAGAGTTTCATTCAGTCACTTGTTGAAACCTATCATGCAAATCTTCTTGCAGAAGAAGTTGAGGCGTGGGTATATGAACTTGTAGAAGAAGGATATGATCTTTCTGAATACACTTGGGATGATATGGTTGATTATTATTTCACTGAAGCAGGTAGAATGCACAGTGCATCAGACCAACAAGCATCTTGGCATTCTCAAAACACTGGTAATCAGTCAAACCCCAGAAGCGATAAAGAAATTGAAAATGAAAAAGGTGGTAAAGAATTTTTAGAAAGAATTAGGAGAACAAAGAAAAATCCAAAGTATAAAAAATAAAAATCCTTGTTGATTATAACATTTTCAGGGGGGCTTGACAAGTCCCCTTTTTTTGTCTAGACTAGGTTTGTCCCGGTTGAAGGATAAATAATAGCTCATAAGATTACTTAATATGAGTTATGAAAACCCTTGGATATACGATGGAGAAGTATTTGAGTCTTCTCATATTCAAGATTGGTTTGGTTTTGTTTATCATATTCACTGCCCTACAACTGGTCGTAACTACGTTGGGAGGAAGTATTTCTGGTCATTCCGCACACCAAAGGGCAAATCTAGAAAAGTTAAATCAGAGTCTGATTGGAAGCAATACTACGGATCTTGTCCAGAACTCAAAGAAGATGTAAAGAAATACGGTAAAGAATGTTTTGAAAGAAAAATATTATCTCTTCACAAGACCAAAGGTAAGTGTAATTTTGAAGAAACCCGACAACTTTTCCTAAATAATGTACTGACCGAAGCACTTGACTCTGGAGTTCCTGCGTACTATAATAGCAATATTCTAAATCGCTATTTCCGTAAGGATTATTTTTATGATAACTCTAGAGCAGACCCTTCGGACATCTCATGATTGGGCAATTGATCGTATTCATTTTCTCTGTGAACAAAAAGATTATGAAGATGCTCATGCGATTCAATCGGAATTTAGTGAATGGTTGAATCCAGATATTCCAGAGCATGATATTTTTTCATTAGCGTATATAGGAGAAGAAAATGACTTTAGATCTTCATAACTTTTTTAAGTTTTATGATGACACAAATGAGAATCATGTAGCGGCAGTTCAGTGGTTGGAAGACCATCTGCCAGAAAAATTCATGGATGATTCGGAGACTGATTGGGTATATATTTTTAGAACAAATCCACCAGCTCCAGCAGTATTAAACGTACCCTACTTCAATCAAGTAGATAACTATAGAGATGCACATAGAACTTGCAACTCTTCCTCATGTGCTATGTGCCTTGCTTTTCTCAAA